GGTTGGTGACAGGGACAGTCGTTGACGGGACAGTAGTAGTAGAGGTCGTCGTCGTTGTTGTGGATGAGGTTGTAGATACCCATTCACCCAAGCCTAATGTCAGCCCTGTAATCGTGAGGTTGCCTGGTTGGCAGCATGAGTCAATCGAGTACTGCTGGAATGCGAAGATGTCACCAGCCTCAACCTGAATCAACCGTGAACCAGATGCGCTGTTCTGATTCGTCAGCTGTGTAACAACACCATTGAGAATGATTTGTGGTGGATCAAACCACCAACCATCATTCGTCTGATACACCCAATCAAAACCCAATTCGTTTATATCCTCTGGGATGATGGCCTCAAGTTTCACCCAATGAGACTTCCCAGCACACGTCCCACCATCAGCACCCGTGAGTTTGAACCCACCCTCAACCGGCAAAACCTGCCCACCCTGCACAGCAAGACAAGACTTCGAGAACTCCCAAACCCCAAACCCGTCAGCCTCAGCCGACGATGAAGTAACTAAGAAACCGAGTAGCGCAGGGACAAAGACTAGATAACGACTAGCCGATGAGCGCAGAAACTTCAGCATCAGTCAAACCCAAAGCCTTCAGCTTCGACTCCGCAGATGCCTTCGCACTCAACTTCGCAGCCTTAGCTGCATCTCTTACCGCCTGCTCCTCAGCCCAGGCTAGAGCGTCAGCCTCACGCTGAGCCACCTCCTCAGCCGTCAGCTCCACTTCTGTTGTGATGCCTGTCGAACAATCGACTACAAGTTTTGTTGCCATATCTATATCCTAACTGTTCTTGATTCCGTAAAGGGATGCTGATGAATATTGTGCATAATTGCTACCAAAAATCATTGACAAAGTGACCCTGTTTATTGCAGCGCTATTAGACCAAATACCAGCAGTCAGGATTTGGTAGGCCTCAGTTGCATTATGTTCAGATACAGCATCAACAGAAAAAGATTTATTAGTGCTTCCAGCATAATTAGGGATATATATTGAAGCGTTACCAAATACGCTGGCAGTTGCCGTAGCAGCAGGATCAAATCCAGCAAACGCTGTGAATGTTGCACTTGATGTAGCCGAACCTGAACCTTGAAGGTAGTAAGACGAATTGCCAGTTCCATTGTTAAAAATGATTTTGTATGATGCTTTTGTATCTGCAGCTGCTGAACGACCACTAACCAATATCAACAAGTCTGTATAGGTTTGCGGGATTGAAGTGAAGTCGATGCTAGCTGCACCACCAGAACCAACTGTGATGGTTTGGATGAGTTTGTGTGTCGTTGGCATTATGCAGCCTTAATCCCGTAAAGCGTAAATGTTGAACCAGCATAAAAATTGCCTACGTCGTTGAAAATACTTAAAGAGTTAATCGCTTCAGGGGTTTTACGCCATAAAGTTACATAAGAACCAACATACACACCAGTTGCATTCATTCTTGAAACACTAGTTTTGAATGTTGTTGTATTCGTGTAATTCATGATATTCACGATAGTTGGGGACCAAGAACCTGCTGCACCTGAAGCGTTTCCAATTCGACCAGATGTTTCGCTAGATACCCTACCGCTCGCTGCTGATGCACCATCACCGTAAAGCAAAGTCGAAGAATAGTTAGTTGCACTATCCGAGTTATACCTGATAGAAAAATATCCTCCGCTTGGTGAGCCACTTCTAGTGACATTACAAACAAGAACTAAATCTGTATATGTCTGAGGGATGCTAGAAAAGGTAACTGTCGCAGTATCCACACCAAGCGTGTTGGTCGCTATTGGTTCATAAGTTGCTGGCATAACTACCCCTTAATCCCATACAAAGCAAACTGAGAGTTCTCTAATAATGCCGTACCGTTTGTAGGGTCGAACCCAATACGACTCACAGCAGCAGTACTTAGAAACGCATTGGAATTCATAAACACATCACCAGCACCGTTTGAATCCCAACCACCCAACATCCTTATAGTTTTGTTTTTGTTTGTGTCTGCATAATCCAAAATGTCCATAATGAAAACAGAGAATGTTTGACTAGCAACGCTGTTACCTAATAGCAGACCGCTTTGTGCGCCAACACCAGAACCGCTCCCATATCCAGCAGATGTGGCAGAAGCACCATCACCATTCAAGTTGTGGGTCGTGTAACTCGTTGTTGTTCGTGTGTTGTTCAAGTAAACATATAAAGCATCACGGGTTGAAAGACGATTAGTTCTCACCAATGCTCTGACTTGTAGATGCTTGTAAGTACTTGGGATAGATGTGAAATCTATTTCTGCAACACCACCTGCACCGACAGTTGTTGTGGCAATCGATTCGTAGTCGCCAGCGATACCAGCAAAAGGCGCAGCCAGGATTTGCATAAAACCTAGGCGGTAACGTTGCCGACCATAACCCAAGCATCAGTATCGATCTTGAGACAGGTACAGACAGCGTATTGGGTAGACAGTTTGAGTGCGCCACCAGCGGAACGGATAACAGCTGTGCCACCAGCAACGAAGGTTGCTACACCGGTTGACAGGTTCATGAAGTTCAGTTGGTCACCGATTGCGAAGGCTGTGGTTGCGTTCGCTGGGATAGTGACGGTTTCATTAGCGGTTCCAGCGAAGGTAACAAGTTTGCCTACGTCTGCTGTGCCTGGTGTGTAGGCCGTACCGGTTTGAGCGTTGATCGCTATCAGGCTGTTTGACAACGCTGACATTGATGCTGCGGTGAGGGTGTCACCAGGTGAGAATGTTGGACGTACTGCCATAATGCTCCTATGTTAGCCGATGATTAGTTTACGCTAAACCCTTAGTGTCATCGTCAAGTTCATCGGTGTCAAGGATGAAGTTGGTGTAGATGCGTGAAGGGTTGGGGTAGAGGGTGACGATGTGACGGTCTGGGGTGATGTCATGGCTGATTCCTTCGAGTGCCATGACTTGTGTGACTGTTGATGGGGTTGAGCTGGGGAATGATTTGGTGACCGATATTTGTGAACCAATGTCAAGTGAACCGACGATGGTTCGTTGTGCATCGGTTAGGCCGTTCATGATGATTTGGATGTTGCCAAACCAAAACCTCGGTACAGGCTGAATGAGATACCCAGCAAGGTCACCAGCGTCATCCAAAGTTTCCAGCAAGGTAACGACTAGAGGTGTTTCTTGTGTACCGAAGTCCGCTACCGATGCTGCTGCGATTGCTGTTGCGAAATCGATGGTTGGTTGCAGATTATCTACTGTTGGGATTGGTGGGGCAATAGCGACGTTCACCGTGTTGATTACGGATGGGTTGGTTGGGGTGAAGTCGTTAGGCCGTTGGTCGTTTGCTGCAGCATAAAAATCTGACAAGAATGCAGCGAGTTCTGCTTCGTTAATTGTGAGAACAAAGTCGGACATATCAGTTGCTCACAATGTCGAACGTGGTGTATGGGATTGCGGTTCCACCGGTATCAGATAGGTAGCCGTTGATTGACTGTAGTTTTCCGATAAGTCGTTTGTCGAAATGAAAATTGCCTGAACCGTCCACCCAGATACGGCCTTGTTCAGATGTGTGAACACGCATCAGATATTCCAGGACTGATGACGAAGAGTCGATTGGGGCATTACCTAAGTTCGCTACACCTTCTTCTAGTATCCGTTGACCTGCTTTGCCGAACGCATTAACCGAAGTCAACGCTTTATCAATGCGCACGTCAGAGCGTTCTGGCACTACCGAACCAGCAGGAATCTTGGTGTTGTTCAACCTGAACAGCTCATCAGAACAATTCACAGTCACAAGTGACCTGCTTGGGTTCTCGATGCGCTGGTCATATTGGGTGATGATGCCGGTGAATAGATAGGTGCCGTTACGGCTGATCCGCACACCAGAGTTCAACTCAAACCCCAACCTGCCTTTAGGCGTATTCCAATAAGGCGAACCCTCATTGACCAAGCTGAACCGATAATCCAAATCCTCAATCTGCAACACCGCAGTCGAAGGCTGACCCGTAGGGTCACGGAACCTATTCTGCCTACCACGATTGATAGACACCTGCTTCACATAAGCAGTCACATCCTGCCAGTCAGTAGTCCCCTCCAACACATACACGCTTTGGTCTAGAACACCAGCAACGGCATCATCCAAACGAAACGCATTAGTCGATGCACCATAATCCATCTCGACCTTATAGGTGCCACAGTTAGGAATAGAAACAGCCATCGTGCTACTTAACAGTTACAGGGATTTTGCCCTTGCTTCGGTTGTACTGTTGGAAAGACTCAATCACCTTCTCAGCCAAACCCTGCTCCGCAACCGCAGCATTGATATTGATCTGATAAGTATCACCAGCACCAACAGACAACCCACCCCCAGCCGTCACCGGCACCTGACCCGACACCCCAGCCATCGGATTAGGCATCCCACCCAACACCTTCGGATATTTAGCAATCAAATCAGCTGTGGCCTGCAACGACTTATTGAACTCATCCTGAGCGTCCTTGGTTTCCTTGACCTGTTCTTCCCAGTTTTCAAACGCTGCGACCTGATCGTTGAACGCATCAGTAACATCCTTCAACGCTTCATCGTAAAGAATTGAACCGACCGTTGCACCAAAGATAGTTTCATTCAACAACTTCTGCTGGTCATTCAACTCCTTAGTCGAATCAATCTGCGAATCAATCGCATCCTTCACCGACAACTTCGCCTCAGCCAAATTTAGCTCTGCTCGACGAATATCCATCAGTGAAGACTCAGGGTCTTTACGAACATCAGCAAGATTCTTCTCCGCATCAGCCACCGAATAGATAGCCTCCTCAACCGCAAACGTCGCCCGCTCCTGCGCCCTCTGCGCCCTATCCAATTCCTTCTGCGCAGCAATAGCCTCTGGTGAACCAGCACCAAAGCCACGCTCAATCTGAGCCAACTTCGCCTTAGCGTTAGCTAGGTTCGTATTCGCATCAGTCAACGAAGCAAGCGACTTCTCCTCAGACTTGCTCGCCTTATTCAACCTGTCCTGCAAACGCCCAGACGCTTCAAGGCTCTTGTTGTATTCAGCTTTTTTCTCATTGACCGTCTTCAAAGTTTTAACAAGTTTGCCTAAGCCTTTATCGCCAGCCAATTCTTCAACCGAACCCTTGAAACTGCTCTGTTCGTTGATGGTGTCACGGATACTCATCCTGTATTGATTGCCAGATTTAGACAAGTTATTGAACTTCGCCATTAAAGCATCAAATGGGATTTGTTCTGTTACGGCTGCTTTCAATTCTTTTGCAGCTTTAGAAAACTCGTTATGAGAGGCATACCAAGCAGCCAACAACAAATGCACAAAAGGTGCAACAGTATTTACTGCAAGAGCAAAAGCACCAGCAATAACCTTCATTGTTGAAATAATTTTTGTTCCTGCATTACCCGACTCATAAACCAGTTGCTTGAAACCACCAGACAAACCTTTCTCGCCAATAACTTCCGTAATTCGCTGAACTGCTGGTGCAACATTTTCCACTAGATACTCAGATAGTTTTTGTAGGTAAGGCAAAAGAGCTGCGCCAACTGTTTCAACGATTTCACCGAACTGACCTTGCAAAATCTTTATCTGTCCACCGAACGTGTTCGCAGCGGTTTCCGCAGCACCGCCGAACTGGTCATTCAACAGACCAACAACCTTTTCAAAGTCTTTGGACTTCTTGATGTTGTCATCAAGTGGGATACCGAGTTTGGATAATGCTGTGAACTGTCCCTGGCTGGCCTTAGCCAACGCCAACGAAACAGACGCAAGGTCTTTACCTGTGGCAGCAGAAATATCTTGAGCGGTATTGAGCAGGTCTTGAGATTGAGTCAGGTCACCTGTTGCTCGAACCAAAGTTCCAAGCGATGCACGAAGTTCTGTGTCCGACGTGCCGGTTCGAAGCTGTGTCACCGATATATATCGTTCAGCAGAAGCCGTCAACGCCTCATTGGCTCCAAAGGTTTTCTCCAGCTGACGCTGCAACTCTGCCTGCGATGCTTGGTCTTCCATCGCAGCCTTAACCGATTTAGTTAGCCCAACAGCGATAGCACCGAATGCTGCGGTAGCCCCAATCGCCAAAGCACCAAACAAAGGTGAGGTCTTAGAAACCTGATTCCCGAAACCCTTGATGTCACCGGATAGAAGTTTTAGTCCTGCTTTGGCTGCAGCGGTATCAGAAATAAACTTAACAACGAACGTCCGCTCACCAGCCATGCGACGATTCTACTCAATAACAGACAACCCATTCAGTAAAGCGTTGAACTCATCCAACATCGCAGAATACAAAGCCTTCCCCGACAGACCATCCCAACGAGAAATATCTACAGGCGCATTCCACCAAGCCTCATCCAACACCTCTGAACCAGCACGACGCTGACGAGGTTGACGCACCTGCTTCGAGCGAGGCGACACAGGATTGATGACAGGTTCAACATCCAACTTGAACGATGAATCAAGCAACTCGCCATGACCTTCATGGAACTCAAACATTGCGCCTGGAGAGTGTTGAGGAAGATAGAAGATACGTGCAGGGTCTTTAGTCTGAGGGTCACCAACCAAACCAATACGGTCATGCAACTCCTGCCACACCACACGCCACAACGACGCAGGCACCTTCTCCGCTAACGGCAAAACAAGGTGATAGTGAGGATCATCCTGCGAATGCGAATAGGTCGAATAAGCAAACCATTCCAACCCATCCAGTCGAGCATTATCAAAGGCTTCACCGTCCATGTCCACCACAAGGGCTTCAACGAACCTGACATTACGGTTACCGCGAGTCGTACCCAAGTCATACTCAACCGGTGACCACAACGCACCAGCCTGCTTGACTGTGTTCTCCTCATGGAACGACAACAACTCTTTCAGCTGCGCCCAAGACGAAGCCAACGGCTTCGGATAAATCGACTTCACATTCTTGAACAGAACTGCCATAACCCCTCCTCCTAGAAGGGTACAGGAAAATCAGCCGAAGTCAAGAATCTTTTAGGGTGTTCAAAACCTTTTGAATAGCGTCTAGGTATTGCTTGGCGATGTTTTCTTTTTCCTTACGGACAGTAGGCCAAAAGAAATACGCAGAACGCCCACGATGGCGCAAGAACTGTTTAGTCCTAGGTCGAGCCTGACCACCGAACTCAGCACCAAAAAACACGTCACCCCTGGTGACCTTGCGTTTGCGCTTGCGGTTCGGATTAGACGCTGAAACAAAACCTGATTTTGAATCCAACTTCACCGTAGGAATACGGTCACTCCTAGCTCGCATACCCTTCATCACCTCAGTAGCCTGACGGTTACGAGTGACAGTCCCAGCCTCAACCTTGGCTTTATCCACCAACAACTGTGCGACTACCTGAGCAGATTTACGCATCTCAACATCAAAGCGTTTATCAGCCTTTGAAGCATCACGCAGAAACTCAAAGATACCTTGTATCTGAATCGCATCATTACCACCGGTAATAGTGGCCTGACCTGCTCTACCGAAAACTGCCATACAGCAAGACTACTTGTTTAGATGAATTGCTCTCCAACGCAAATAAGCAAACATCGTGAACAACATTCGAGGGTCTTCTGCCAGCAACACCGAAGGTGCGATACCTGTCTCAACAGACAGGTATGCAATCATCCAATGGGCTGACTGATCTCCAAAGGGACGATCACAGCGTCAGCTTGGTTGCCCAACTCCAAAGTCTCGACATCGTTAATCCAAGAATCAAAATCCAAACCCGTCTTCTTCTGACGATGCTCCGAATGCCATGCGATAAATGCAAGATCAGTCAAGGTCAGTTCGGCTTCAAACTTTGCAACACTCTTATTGAACTTTTTTTCAAAAGCAATAAAGTCTGGGAATGTTGCCATGATGGTTCGCTTGGACTGATCCAAAGCAGAAGTCATCTCTAGAGCTATCTTCATTTTTCCTCCGCAGGGTTAAAGGTTAAAAGTTATGCGCCAGTACCGGTCTTAGTTACAGCACCATCGATTGGATAGGTGACCGATGCGGTAGCAAGATCGCCAACAGCACCAGCAACAGGAGTCCAAGTCAACGGCAGCACATTGAATGCGTACTGTGGGTTGGTGCTTGAAGCAGATGCAGTTCCGTTTGGCTTGACTGTCATTGGTACAGCAGTACCAGCGTTCCAAGCGTCGTAGAACAACTTCTCAATCGTTGGGTAATCCTGATGCAGTTCGAGTGTGATTGCATTGTCTGCAAGACCTGCGATGCGTGTTGTCGCACCGGATGAACCGAATGATGTTGTAGCAACTTCAGCTTTTGACAGGTTGAGTGTTACTGATGCAACATAGGACGTGATGTCGGTGTTAGCTGTGCCGAAGGTGACCGCTACGTTTGTGAGAACTTGCTTTGCCATATTGGATACTCCTGCCTTCCGGCACTCGAAGATTTACTACTGAAACTCTACACGCTCGCAGGATTGCGCATCAACTAAGCGTACACCACCACACGGAAGTCAACCATCAGATAGGTCGCATCGTTGCCATCCATCGTGGAGATATTCGAGGCAGACTCAACCAGCAAGTTCTGCACCACCCCATCCAAAGTGCGGTCAGCTTCCAACGCGGCACGAACCGAAGTTGTGCCGTCATACGACAGGAACCCATCCAAAGCCGTCTGAGCGGAACGCTCCGCAGACCTACCCACAACCACAGACACCACGAAGATATGGGTTACTAAGCCACCACGCATAGCCCCGTTGTAGGTGATTGAATCCAACATAGGCCAAGCGAACGGGGCGTTCACATTGTCAGGTTGCTGGGCGTAAGCCCGCAAACCCTGAATCGTGGTCAAAGCGTTAGCGATACCAGTCTTGATTTCGGTGACTGAGTAACTCATGCAAAAATCCGCATACGACGATACGGTTCAACCAACTGAGCCATATCAGGGTCAAGGAATCGAGATACACGAATCGCACCCAAGTCACCGAAGCCAGCCACACCGAGCGGAGAGTCGTAGCGTTTGAAGATGCGTGAAGCCTGAATGATTGTGGCTTGTGTGATTGGCTCCGGCACCGAAGGCCAACCAAAGATTGCGGTCACCTGAACTAAAGCCTGCTCACCATAGTTAGCATTCACCGTTGGGAAAAGGTAATCGCCAACAGCACGAATCTTGTCATAACTCCAAGTCAATCCGTCAAGGTTTCCGTTCAACGGTTCAAGCTGATAATCGGAACGACTCCATGTCAAGTCAAAAGTTCCGTCAGCCTGAGTGGAACTTTTCAATGTCAACGCCGTTCCAGCGATGTCATCAATCGAGCAGTAGAACGAATCTTCTGCTTGGAAGATTCTTGCTTCTGCTGTGCCTGTCTGCCAGAAGCGACGGTTGCAATAACCATCAATCAAACGTGACGCTGCACCAACACAGTTATCAATCAAGTCGTCATCAAGGGTGTCGCCAACCCCAATGCGTAGAGCTGCCTTAACCTGATTGCGTGTGGCGTAGCCTTGGTTAATCGTCATGGTGTCCTGATTCTAGTTGATTGACGCAGTACCCCGATACTGCACACCCTCAAGGCTGTAGTTCACAAACGGATTCAACGAATACACCTGACACGAATACACATCCCACAACCGTTGCTTCATCGCTCGAAGGTGCATCTCATACAAAGCCCAATGCGAATCACCAGGCATATAACCATCAACCCTGTCACGCCCACCCAAAGAACCACAGTCAGCCCCAACCAACACAATGAACTTCGCCCCCATGTGCGCTGCAAGGTGCATCGCCCCATGAATGCTCGAAGACCCGATAGTCAACTGCCCTGACAACACAGGCCAATCCTTATCGTGCGGATCAAACGATGTCCCTGGTCTGCCGGTGCGAGTACCGAACGTGGTGATCTTGGGCATGAACCCACCGAAGAATCCATCAGTACCATGTTCCTTGTATGGGGTGAACACACCGATACATTCTTCACGCATCGCCTCATGCTTGGAGTCTTCGTGATAGTGACTGAAACAGTAATAGTTTTTCAAACCAAATACTGAGCCAACGAAGTTAACTGCGATAGTTATCTTGTCGTCAAAGAAGTCTGGTGTCAGATAGTCGAGTGTCGCACCTGAGCCAAGAACATAGATGGTCTCGCCTTCATGGAGATTCTCGTAGTCTTCCATCGGGTCGTATTCTCTTAGTCCCATCCGAGTTCCCTTCGTCGTGTTAAGTCCCAATGTCCGGCATCGGGTAAACCTGATTGCCAGCGCATCGTGTGAAGCGCAGCGTTGGATGCGAAGCTCTTTGCGTTGCGTTCGTTTAGTTCTGGTGCAGAGTTAATCGTAGAAGAGTTGTCGTGAACGACTCCAGCATCCGAAGACCAGAACTGTATGTTCACCCGCTTCGCACGTTCCT